TGCCGGGTATCTTTCCGCTGAACTGCTTCAGATAATCCCAGGCGACGTTTTTTGCCTGGCGATACGTCGGCGCTATATACGCCAACCGCGGGTTGGGCTTCTGTTCCTCGATCGCGCGCTTCAGCAGATGATTGATGGCACAGACCGTCTTGCCGAACCGGCGATGCATGACCAGCACGTTGAAGCGGTTCTGATCCAGCATCTGGTGCAGTTCCCGCTGTAACGGGCGAGGCGTGTAATCGATCTCTATCGTCTTCAATGCACAAGCTCGCCGGCAGAGTCTTCCCAGCCCTCAAACGGCCCCATAAGCTGTTGCAGGAACCATTCAGCGGCCTCCTGGGTGTCAAAGCCCTCAAGCATCACGCACAAGCCTACCTTGCCCTCCATGTCGGGTACGCAGTAGGCGCTGTAATGCATCAGCCTCGGCCCATCACAGACTTCTTTTTCTTCTTCGGAAACCCGGCCTTCATGTTGGCGTAGGCTTTCGAACTTACGGTGGATTTGCTTTTCGGCCGGCTGGTGCCAGCTTTTTTGCGAGCGTTCATGTTTGCGTAGAGGCTCATGCTTTTTTCGCCTTGTTTCGTTTGCTGATTGCCGCCGCTTTGCTTTTGGCGTCGGCCTTGGATGAAGCGCCCCACGCGCGGAGAGAAAGAGAGAGACGCGTGGGGCGTCCCTTCGCATCGCGCATCGGCCCCTTCATGTTGCCCATGCGGGCGAGGAAGCTGGCGCGGCGAGGATTGTCGCCTTTCTTGACCGGCGGCTTCAGTGTGCCGGACTTGTAGCTGGCGCGGCCTTTGGCGTTTAAGCCGCCTTTCGGATTCTTGCCTTCTTTGCGGGTCCAGGCGGGTGATGCCATGTGGCGCTGCTCCGGTTCAGGCTCAGAGCGTCTGAGCCTCATTCTTCGATGTATTATCGTCTAGGGAAGCGGCGGGCGGTCTTGGGGGGGGAGGGGTAGGCATTTGCCGAAATCGGAAAAAAAATGGCACCCCCCCATCGCCAACGGACGCTAACCCATTGAAAACATTACGCTGACCTACTGATTATCTATCCGTGGACGCTGCGAATGCGTTGCAATTGCGGCATCGCGCGCGTATCGATAGCCGCCTCCGCCTACTTAAAAAAACTATTGTTTCGACGTGTCGTCAGCCACCAGCTTGATGACATCGGCCGGCTCAGACTTGCCTTGCTCCTGCTCGTCCGGCACGGCTCCCCACACCAGCGTCACTGGTCCGCTTTGCTGCTCGATGTCTTCCTTCTTGTGACGCACACCACGGGGCTGCATCTTCGCGAACGTCCACTTCTTGGTGTCAACCTCAAGCCGACGACGCTGCACTTCGGCGTTCATGTATCGCGGGTCCATGTCCGTCGGCAGCGGAGACGCCGCCAGGTCATGCATCTCGTCGCTCAGAACCTCGGCGCCGATCGCTCTCGCACGGCTGTACATATCGAACAGGTCTTCATCACGCTGCACCGCCTTCAGCACCGTGACCCAATGCGGCATGTTCTCGCCCTTGTCACACACCGAACGCAGCGACTTGCCCTTCGCGAGTTCGTCGCAGACTTCCTGCATCTTCGACTTCGTGACCTTGAACCGCTTGGTCATCATCCACCCATAAAAAAACCCGCCGAAGCGGGTGATTGGCGTCAGAACGCCACCATACAGAAAAATACCCACATTTAGTGTGCATCGTCAACACCAAACACTACATCTTGTACCACAACTCCAAAATAGCCCGCTCAAACCGCCGCTTGGCCGTCGCCGGGTGACAGCCCACCAAACCCGCCACACGGCGCCATGCTGGCCCTCTCTGCCGCCTCACTGCCGAATGGGCTACTGCCCATACCAAACGAGCGTCATCGGCCTCCAGCAGCCTTGTAAGCCGCAACGCAGCATCCCAGCGATCAACCTCACCCGCATCAGCCGGACTCGGTCGCACCTCGAACTCTCCATACCCATAAGCCAGCCCAGGATCAGGCAGATAAGTTGGCCAGGCCACGCGATACTTTTTCCGCATCACTCCCGGCATCTTCCGCTCAGTCTCAGCGGCTTCAAAGAACAAACCAACCAACCCATCGACATCGCCGACACGCTGCCGCAAGGCTTCAAATTCACCCATCATTGCGCACCTTCCGCCAACGTACTAGCCACGTTTACTGCGCACCAAGTGCGCGCCAAATGCGCAGCAAGCGCATTGGCGTGCGCGTGCGCAGTAAACTAGTACGGAATTTTTCTGCGCGCGCACTTTTTGCGCAGCTAATGCGCAGTAAGCGCGCAGTAACAGACCAAAAACAAACACCCCAATGTTCACCCATTGTTCACCCCCGGCAGCTTGTCATAATCAACGAATAATCCTTCATCAGATCGCCGGCGAACTGGGTTCTTGTACTCGTCTGAAAACAGGACGCCGGACTGTTGCCACGCTCGAATGATGGTTTTTGCAGCGCCATCTGCGATGCCCATTTGCACCAGCACTGTGCCGGCCCAACGTGCGGCAGACCTTTGGGTCCAGGTGTAGCGTTGGCCGTCGTCCAACCCCTCGCCAATCAGCAGCAAAGCACGTCGCGCACCATCAACGCCCAGCCCGTCAAATGGGTCAGGCGGCGACCAGGGCGCCAGAACGCCCACATAATCGCCTTGCATTAACTCAACCGAATGACGCTCGAACCACACCGCATCCGCGCTGGGTGCGCTCATATTGCCCTTCGCGTCGTCAACGCGGACGTACCACGACCGCCGCGCGGGCAGGATGTCGAAGCCTTCAGCCTCTTTGTCTGACATCGGTGTAATGGTCCGCGCCGATCGCACGGCACCGGCCAAAGCGCCGGCGCCTCGCGCAGTGTTTATGTCGCCGGCAGTTGCCACGAAACCAGACGGCGGTTTGCGTGTGTGATGGACAAGATCAATGGCCGCACCGCACCGCTTTGCTACATCAGCGAACACGTCCAGCACCGCATCGATCTGCTTGTTGTCGTTCTCTTCGGCGTAGTGGGCCTTTACGAGCGGATCGACCTGGAGCAGCCCGATGTCCAGCCGCTGCATCTGCTCGATGACCTGCTCCGCGGCCACTGTCGGCGCCACAATGCCGTCCACTGGCTCGGCGACAATCATCTTGCAGTCGCGGCCGCTATCGAGAAATAGCCAGCCTTCCAACTCACCGGGATCAATATCAAACTGCTCGCATATGGCCCACGCCCGCCGCAGCAGTTCGTCGCGCGGATCTTCAAGGTTGTAATGCCACACACGAACCCGCTCTCGTACTGGAACGCCCAGCAGGTCGCGCCCCGTCGCTAGCGCAATGGCTTCGGTCAGTTCCAGCGTGGTCTTGCCCACGCCACCCGGCGACACGGTAGCCGACACATATCCACGGATCAGATGCTTGCCATACAGCCACCGACGCGGCTCTACGCCGCGCATATCGGCAGCACTGAAGCCTGATGCCATAACGCGCACAATTCGCGTCTGGACCCCATCCAAGACCGCCTGACGGCCCTCAGAAACCCACACGTCGTTCCAGTCCAAACCGACGTCGTCCGGCATGACAATATAGTCGGGCTTCGCCTTCCTCGCACCGTCCATGCCCGCACCGCTCTCGTCATTATCGGCCGCAATCACGATCTCAGCGCGCGGCCACGCAGCACGCAGCCCCTCAACCACCGGCGCAAGATTGCCGGCGTCGAACGCACACACGGCACACTGGCCGGTCGCCTCATATACAGACGCCGCGGTCGAATAGCCTTCGGCGACATAGATCACGCCGGATGGCCGGCCCAACATAAAGAAGCCGCCCTTCTTGCGTCCGCCGGCCAGAAACCGCTTCTCGCCATCAGGCGCAATGGTCTGGTGCGAAATTACCTGCCCAGACCCATCAACAATCGGGATCAGCAGCTTGTCGCCATCCAGCAGCAACCCGTGCGATCCGACCTGCTTATCCAGCAGGTAAGGATGCGAAACCGCCACGTCAGCGGCGGCAATGTCCTGCTCCGCCTGGGCCGCTGCCTCAAGGCGCCGCGCCTCAATCTCTGCGGCCTGTCGTTCACGCGCAAGCTGGATGTTGTGCTTTTCAACAATGGTCAGCGCGCCAGCCTCACGACTGCACCATGTTTGCTGACCGCGTCCCGCCTTCCATGAGCCGAACGAGCCGTACAAAATGCCGTCCAGTTCCGACAGCACATACCAGCCGGACGTGTTCTTGCCCCGCGCCTCACCGTCAGGCACACGGTGGATCTCATCGTCTGCCACTGCCACGCCAGCCAGGCGCAGACCGAACGCTGATGCTGCGTCGGTGAAGTCGCGCACAGATTCCAAGCCGCTCACCTGCGGGCGTATAATTATCTCAGGTATCGCGACCACTACAGATTCTCCACCGCATCAATCCGCTGGCCGATCCAGCGCATGACGTTGACCGCCATCGAATTGCCCAGCGCCTTGTACCGGGGACCATCAGGACAGGCGTCAGCGTCCTTGCCGCGCCAGGGGATAGCCGTCCAGCCATCAGGAAAGCCTTGTAGCCGCTCGCATTCTGTCGGCGTGAGGCGGCGCACGGATTGCGCAGCCACATAATCGCCGCCCTGGTTGCCGCCTACCGGCCCACCCGCCATGATCGGCTGCGACACGTCAGTCTCGCGTGCCTTGTAATCCTTGCCGCTGTTCATCGGCATGATGGAGTAGGCTGTCGGCACCAGCCCATGCTCATCACGAAACCCGGTGTGCGCGTCTCCCTCAGATACCAGCGTAGGCGCTGCGTCAGGCACCAACGGCGTCCCGCGCCCCGTGCCGTCCTCGCTGGCGTCAAAGCCTTCCGCGCGCAGTGCGTGAGTAACTGCTTGAACTTCTGAGCGGGCTTCAAGCGTGTAGGCAAGGTCTGATTGCACGCCTACGCCGTCCGGTCCAGATGCGGGGTTCTCGCGTAACGCGCCTGCTTGAATGGCGTGAGTGACCGGGATATAATGATTTGCATCTACTTCTGGCGCCCCGTTTGCCGTTGGCCCCTTCGCGGTTAAAGCCCCTACTGTTACCGGGATCACGCGCCCCGTGTAAGCGTCCTGTCCGTTCAGTCCGCCGCCCATGTGCGCGCCATCGCTCAACGCGCCGCATACCTCAAAGCCAATATCCTCTACGAAGTCGCCGGGTCTGCCGCTACACTGGTTAGCGCCTGACGTAAGGCTGTCGGCAATTCTTTCCCGCGCTTTGCGGCGCGGCGCAGGATGCCCTGACAGGCTTTCGCGCTCAAAAAGTACCGCTGCGGCACGCCGCCAATCTCCAAGATATCCGACAACGAACACACGCCGTCGTCGCTGGGGAACTGCTCTGGCAAAGCCGTCCACTCGGACGTACTGAGCGTCAAGAACTCGGTAGGCGAACCCATACCCGCATTCGACCAGCCCCCCGAGTATGGAACCAAAGTCCCGTCCGCCTCCGCTTGACAGGACGCCGGGGACGTTCTCCCAGACCAGCCATCGGGGCCGCAGTCTCTGAGCCAGTCTAAGATATTCGAGGGCCAGGTTGCCGCGGTCGTCATCCAGTCCTCCGCGCAGACCGGCGATGGAGAAAGACTGGCAAGGTGTTCCTCCGACCAAAAGGTCGATTGGCTCATATTGATTATCCTCAATGGTTGTAAAATCGCCGTGTAACGGCACGTCAGGAAAGCGATGCGCCAGCACGGCGCACGGAAACTTTTCGATTTCAGAAATAAAAGCGGCAGACCAGCCCAGCGGCGCCCATGCCACAGACGCGGCCTCAATGCCGGAACAGACGGACCCGTAAATCAAAACGGAATATCGTCGTTTAACTCAGCCGCACGCCGGCCAGCGTTCAACTCAGCCGACCGCCCGATGACCGACCGCAAGAACATCAGCCACTGGCCCTTGTCGAGCGCCCGCAGATCAGTGATCCCGATCGACTCCAGGTACTGCCCGCCAGACTTTCCGGCCTCCAAAATCATTTCGTTCTCTTCGTCGGTCCAATCCATTTTTTTCTCCCTCCAAATTTTCAAATGCTCTCGCGAACAAAACCAGCGATCAGGCCGGCTCACCCCAATCAGTCGCGGCGACCAGCCGAACCCGCGATCAGGTTTCCAGCACACCGCGCACAGGCCGTGGTCATTCGTCGTCAACCTCGCCCCATCCACCGCACGCCTCGCACTCAACCCAATAAACGTCGTACCCCTGCCAGGGATTGCCGTGGCTGTAGCCGCCGACCACGCGCTCGCGCTCAACCTCGCCCTCGCCATCGCAGTCGGGGCAGATCACGCCATCGCCTCACGCTTGGAATAATCACCGCAGCCCGCCGCTTGCTCGCCGGCATCCAGATATTTTTTGTGCTTTGTGCAAAGCCATTGCGGCCCATCGATCGGCTTGGCGAACGAACAGGTGCGGCAGTTCCGCGCCACTGGCGCGCCCTCATGGCAAATGTCCTTGTAATCGCACCACATGCAGTCGGGCGCCTTCGGCGTTTCCGCCACGCGCTCCGGTAGCTCGCCGACATTCTCGACCATCGACCGCATACGCTCGGCCAAATACTCAGCCTCGTCGCGCACAAACTCGGTGCGGCAACTGTCCCAATCGCGGCACCCTGCGGACGCAACCGTCGTCCAGTGCCGCTTGTAGCCGCCGTGCAGCATGTAAAGCTGCGCTTGGACCCAATAGACGTAATCCCATTGCCGCAGTGTCGCCTTCTCGCCATCCTTCGCTTTGAGCTTGCGGAAGGCATCAAACTTGCGCTGGTTGACCACCTTGCATTCCCAAACGTGCGGCGTCTTTGGTGCCGCCGGATGGCCGTAAACGACGCCGTCCATGTGGCCCGCCACATGCCCGCCGGCATCAACCACTTCAAACTGTCGCCCGGTTTCTGGATCGCGCGTCAGCAACGACGAACCTGGCGCCGCTTGCAGCCGCGCTGCAATCACGTCTTCGCCGCGGTTGCCGTCATCGATCGCGCACAATCCGCGCGCTGGTATGCTGCGCGGTGCAGCCCATAGCCAGCCGTACCACTGACGACGCGAACAGTATCCGCCGCCGCTCATGCCGAGATGCAGTCTCGGCGGCTTCGCTGTCTCACGCCGCTCCATCTCT